GGAAGCACCGGAAGCACCGGAAGCACCGGAAGCACCGGAAGCACCAGTAGCACCAGTAGCACCAGTCGCACCAGTCGCACCAGTCGCACCTGTTGGGCCAGTAATACCAGTAGGACCAGTTGCGCCTGTGGCACCATCTGGTCCTTGAAACTGACCACCATCTACCCACGAAAATCCATTGTGAATATAGATATGGCCCTCATCAAGAACAATTCGTGCATCATCTTCAGAGCCAGCGGGTAAAGCGCTGAATGTTGCTACAGCGGTTTTAAAATTTATTGACCTGCCGGGAAGTCCGCGAGGTCCTGGGATGCCTCCACCGTTTCCTCCAATTTTCATTATTGTGAAATCCTTATTACGGCGGCTTGTGTCCCATTTACGTCAGATATGGCGTAAAGACCAGGGCGACGACCAACATCGTCTAACGTAAATGAATCCCCCGGGACAAGTGCATAACCATAGTCTTCTGCGGTGACTGTGCTGTCACCAAGATAAATTACTCCAGTTTCATCAATATTCTGAATAGACATAGTCATGGAATATTGGACCATATCAATATCGTCAACAAGCACCTCCGACCTCGTGGTATTAATTGTTAAAATTCCATGTCTAATAGGCATATTGTTTTCCTTCACTTCCACCGTATCCATAACCGCACAAGCCGTCAATTGATGGTGGGATAATTCCAGACATTGTGTTTCCTGATGACTATAGGGTACAAGAACATATTACTAGATTTTCTGATACTGTGGCAGAGTTATGAACTTTATGGGCCTTGATTTATCTTTAACATCAACAGGTATATCCATAAACCAAAAAACCAGCGTTATAAAGCCCAAGACCCGAGGTGCTGAGCGTCTTTCCGAAGTGACCAAGAGCATACTGCATAAATGCTTAGAAAACGAAATAGCCTGCGTGATTATTGAGGGCTACTCATTTGCTTCCCGAAGTGGACAAGCATTCAGTATCGGTGAATTGGGTGGCTGTGTCCGAATGACGCTGTTTGAATGCAACATTGCAATTGTTGAAATACCCCCCACATGTCGTGCAAAGTTTGCAACTGGACGAGGCAACGCATCTAAAGGCGAAGTTATTTCTGCCATTTCGGCAAAGACTGGCATTATTTTTAATGGCGCTTCGGGAAACGACGAATGTGATGCATGGGTTCTTGAACAGATGGCTTTAACTAAAATGGGTTTATCTGCATATCAGTGGACAAAAGAACAACTTTCTGCTTTTGAAAAGATAGATTGGTCGCCAATGGAAAACTTAATGGAGAAAAATGATTTCGCGTAATAGTCCTATTAGTCAAGTGGATATTGAACATGAGATTTTGCGTTTAATTGAAATGCTTGAAGAGCACACTGAGGCTTTTGAGTCTCTTGCTGAAGACAATGCCAAAAAAGAGTCTTTGTATAAAGCGAACTGGGCAAAAGAGTATCTTTCTGCTAAGGGTTCAATTAAAGAACGTGAAGCGTGGGCAGACTATAAACTTGCTGACGAAAACTTTGATTACAAGATTGCTGAGGCTCTTGTCAAGTCAAAGCGTGAAAAACTTTTATCCCTGCGTGCCTCCATTGATGCAATGCGTACGCTTAACGCCAACGTGAGAGCACAGGTGTCACATTGAAATATAACGTATCCAAAGACATTGAATCACTCCTTGTCCCAATAGATTCTCTTGTCCCTCTTGAGGGAAACCCACGCCGAGGCAATATCTCTGCGATTACTTCTTCCTATGTTGAATTTGGTCAAGTAAAGCCAATCGTCATCAGGCCAAACGATGACGGAACTTCAACTGTTATTGCTGGCAACCATCAGATGGAAGCCGCCAAAAAACTTGGGTGGACACATATTGCTGCTGTCGTTTTTGATGCAGATAATTCTCGTGCTATTGCTTTTGCTTTAGCAGACAACCGCACCATGGAACTTGGTCACACAGAACAGTCTGCCCTTAACGAAATGCTTGTAGATGTTTCTGATATTTACCCTGAACTCCTAGATGGTCTTGGTTGGGACGAGTTTGAACTTGCTGAAATTAGCGAGCATGCAGATGCGCAAAAATGGTCTGATGGGGTTTCAACTTCATATATCACTCCAGTACTTCAGCCTCTCATTAATGCTGCTGCGGAGGCAACAGCACAGGCTCTTACCTCACTAGTGCGAGAAGATGAAGATGGAGAGCGACGCATTATTGCTCCCTCTTCTGAGGACCATCGTGAACTTGCCGTAAAGGGAAGCACCATGACTGCCGCCGGTAACGCTCCACAGGCTGTAGTTCAATACACAATAGTCTTTGACAACCCTCAACAGCAGGCTCGCTGGTATGAATTCGTGCGCTGGCTTCGCAACGACCCTGCAATCGCTGGAAATACAACCGCTGAAAAATTGATTGATTTCGTAGACCAGCATATTGAAATTTAAGTCGTCATGTTTGATGAACTTATAGAAAAACTGTATTGGTGCACTGACCCCGAAGAAGCAATGTCTCTCACTATTGCCTGTAGAGATGAACTAATTCGGTTGAATATGGATAATATAAGACTTAACCGCGAAATAGACAATATTCGTGCGGAGAACCAACGTTTATCTCAGATTGTGAAATACTAATGACCAGACAGAGGATGTTTCTTGACATTGATTGTGTAGAGGCTGCAAGACAGAGGATAAGGCACGTTTATGATACTTTTGATACTGTTTGCGTTCAGTTTTCTGGAGGAAAAGATAGCACAGCAGTGCTTTACTTGGCTAAAGAAGTTCATGAAGAACGAGGACTCGGACCAGTCAAAGTAATCTTCCGAGACGAAGAAATGGTCAGCCCTCTTGTTGTGGACTATGTAAACAAAATTCGTAACTATGACTGGGTTGATTTGGAGTGGTATTGCCTCCCTTCCGGTTCTGAAGTATGGGTTCTTGGAAATCGCACGCCGGTTGTTATGTGGGGTCCTGAACGACGCAAGCAAGGCAGATGGGTCAGGGAGATGCCTGAGTGGGCAATCAATGTAAATCACTTTGGTCTTGATGAAGACGAGCCGCTTAAAGAGTCAATTGACTACTATACGATGCAAGGCAAGACAGGCTCTGTTGCTTTCATAACCGGAGTTCGTGCGAATGAGTCAATGGTTCGCTATCGCTCTCTTGTTCAAAAACTTCATGAGAACTACATCGTGTCTCCATACAGAATGAAGAAATCCATCCCTTTGAAGTTTGCAAAGGTCATCTATGACTGGCAGACAGATGATGTATTTAAATTTATTTCAGAAGAACACAATGCCGAATATTGTGAGTACTACGACCTCGCTGCTTTGACTGGTTCAAATACTCGTGTCGGCATTCCGCTTCATTGTGTGGCAATTCGCCGAATAGGAGACCTTGTTGCTACTGAGCCAGAGTTCTATGACAAACTTGAAAAGATTTGGCCCAATATAGATGCACAACGTCGCTGGTGGCCAGAGTTCAATATTGAAAAATATATTGATGACTATGCAAAAGACGGATTTAATGGGGCTAAACGCTGTATTGAAGAAAACTTTTTGGGGGAAGATGATAGGCGTCGTGCAAAATCTTACGTTGCTGACTTTCGGCGCAAACACGTCACTGACCCTTTTTCATATCCCATCAACTGGCTGATTAGAAACTTGTTAATGAACGAGATTAACGTTTCAGCAGCAGCGCCAGTTGGGCCAAAAACCAAAGCCAACACTCTTAGGCATAAAGCAGCAGAACAAGTACTAGAAGGAGAACACTATGACCAACTATGAGATGGTTAGTACAGACGAACTTAAGATTGCCCCATACAAAACCACCTACATACTTCGCCCTGACCTTCTGGTTCTGGCGGCGTCCTTGGAGGACTTTGGGTTCATTATTCCGATTATTGTCCATCGCTCAACTATGGAAGTAATTGATGGCAATGAACGGTTAATGCTTGCCAAAAACCAAAAAACAATTATTGCAAAATGTGAAAGTTTTGTTCCTGTTGTTTTTATTGATTGCGACAAGTACGAGGCGATGCTCATGCACCTGCGAATAAATCGTGGGAGAAGTTCTATTGTTGCAAAGCCAATGTCAACAGTAATTAGAGAATTGGTTTTTTCTGGGAAATCCAATCGCGAAAGCCTTAATCGGCAACTTGCGATGAAAAAAGACGAGTTTGACTTAATGCTTGACGGAAACCTTTTGAAAAATAGAAAGATTTCTGAGCATAAATATTCTCGTGCTTGGGTGCCTGTAGAGGCTCCTCCAGGGACTCTTGCGTCAATGTTGGCAATAGAATCGCCACCAAACCAAGACCGTTAACTGATACAATCAAGTAAACCGTCCTGAAAGGGCTTGACATGGGTCAAACAAAACTTACAACAAGCGAACGAATCGGACGTAGCATCGGTAAAGTCCGTCGTGCAGTGAATACCGCTACTCAGCGTGTCCGTCGCCGTGCAGGCGGTGGTGGTGTTGAGGGTGAGCGTTTTCGTGACATCTTTGGCCGTCGCCGCGGCCGATAAGTCATTTTTGGCTTTCTGAGCCGTTAGGGGTCCGCAATGCTTGTGTCTGTTCAAGAACTTACAACATATATGGACATCAGGTTCTCTCTCAGGCAGCAAGACGCTGCAGAAATGGTCCTCATGGGGCTTCAGAGCGAACTTGAGTCATATCTTCGCCGTCCTGTTGAATTGACGACCTATGAAGACGAAGAATACGTAACTCCTGCTGTCAATAATCCCATGCCAATGAGTTCATTTTTTTATCAGCAGAATTTGGAAAGTTCGTACTACACGTCAAATGGAAATGCATCCAATAGTGCAGTCAACTATGCGCTCCCTCCTGAAACTGTGTACTTAAGAAATACGCCAGTATTTGAAGTTGAGTCTGTAAAACTTAAAAGAATTGGCCACAACCAAACAACTCTTGAAGTGGGCAATGATTACGTCGTTAGAAGATACGGTATTGATGTGTACTTCTCACTTGCCGACGATATTATAAAAGTTACCTACACTGCCGGTATTGACGGAACTCAAATTCCCGCATTCAAGTTATTAATCCTTAGAGCGGCAACAAGAGAAATGCAAAATATGCACGATGATGTTGTTGGCGTAAAAGACTTAAACTCAAGAAACGTAGCCCCTCTAGATACTGGTTTTACAGAACGAGAACTTCTGTCTGTCAAGAAGTACAAGAGGAATAGAGTAGTCGGATAATGTCCAGTAAATCCGACGTTTCTATTCATGTAAAAATTGATGCCGACAAGGCCGAACGCTTTCTAAAAGGCATGTCCAAAAGGTCTTCAAACTTAAAGCCCGTTTTTCATTGGGCTCAAAGAGAACTAGAAAAAGCAAATGCAGAGAACTTCACTGCTTCAGGTCTTCCTTCTGGTGGATGGGCTCCCTTATCTGCTTCTTATTCTGCATGGAAGTTAAGTCATTTCCCTGGAGACCCAATAATGGTGCGCGGAAATGGGGAACTATTTAGAAGCCTTGCTGACTTAAATAACTCTGTAAAAGTAATTAACGATATGAGTGCAGAGTTTGGTACCAGTGTTGAGTATGCAAAATTCCACCAGTACGGAACAACAAAGATGCCAGCAAGAAAATTGGTTTTTGAGCCAGTAGGTTTCAGTGAAGAACTTGGCCGTCAAATAGAACAACACATCGTTAATGACAACATGAAGTTTGGAAGCAACTAATGACATCAACACCATTCTTGATGCATGGACCTCAATTTGCTAAAAACTATGTCAACTCATATCTTGAAGAAGATATTCCAGTCCGTCTTGTTGACTATAGAAACGGGTGGGGTGTTGATGACATAACCCTCCCCACTCCTGAGTCGTTTTTTACTCATGAACCTCTTGCTCTTGACGCATGGCCTACCGTTATTACGGTTGTAATTTCAACTAGCAGACTTGAAAGAATTGGCTATGACTCTATTGACCCTCTGTATAGGGTTAATTACTCAATGAGGACCTATGTCTGGGTTCGTACAGAGGGTGCTCAGGAAGCCACAGTCATGCGAGACAGGCTAACCACGACAGTTCGGTCAGCGTTACTTGATTACCCCTGCCTGAAGGCCACTGACCCACGTGATTCATTTAGAGCGATTATTGACGAAGGCTCAATGCGTGAAGAATTTTCAGATTTGACACTTTTGAAAGGTGACAGATTTCTTGCTGGGGCATACATCTCCTACGACCTAGCAATAGATGAAATTGTGGCACGTAGAAATATTGGAATTGTTTCAACATTTGACGTTGAGTTGAATAGTCTTCCTCACCAGTTGTAACTTACAAACAGCAGACGATAATTGCTGTACAATCCATTACAAGCACTATTGGAGATGCAAATGACTGAACACAAACATGTTGTTGTTAAATTTGGAACGCCCCATGATTGTTCTGCATTTTTGGCAGATGCGCAAACAATTTGCGTAAAAAACGTTTCTGGAAGAACAATTGAAGTTGGTTCTCCAAAAGAAACGATTGTACCGGGACAATCTTTTGGTACATGCCTTGACAATCCTGGTGTTCAAAGAGCGATTGATTTTAAAGAACTTATTGTTCATAAAGTCAATGAAAGCCTTGTATCCGAGCCAAAAGAAGATAAATTGGCAAAGAAACAAAAACCACAAAAGTCTGAAAATACACCTGAACCAGAAATTGAACAAGAATCTTCTGAAACAGTTGCACAAGAAGAACCAGAGCCATCTGTACAATTAGAATCTACAGACGATAAGCCAAAAAGCGATGAGCAGTAGGAAGGTATCATGCCAGGAGTAACAATTTCAACTGCAGTACGCACGGGTCCAACAAATGCGACCGTACGTTCTTCTTCACAACTATTTATTGCAGGATTTGCTGAGCGCGGTCCTGTAGGTTCCGTTGTAACAGTACAAAGTCTTGAGGAGTTTGAGTCACGTTTCGGCGGTTATGTCTCAACTGCTTACTTGCACCCAACAGTTCAGGCTTTCTTTGAAGAAGGCGGCACACGTGCTCAAGTTTCTCGCGTAGTTGGCTCAGGCGCAACCGAAGGCTTTGAAGTTCTTTCAGATAGCGAGACAGACCCAACCATTAAGGTTTGGGCTCTTGGTGAAGGTACATGGTCAACAGGACTTGAAATTCAAGTTGTTGATACTGATGCAACTCTTGCTGACTCTGTAGCAATTAAGATTTGGCACAACGATACACTCCTCATTAACACTGGTGCAAAAACGACAGTAGCAGGCCTGATTAATGCAATCAACACTGGAGTATCGTCTTCTTTGTATGTATACGCAGTAGACCTTGCTTCAGAAAACGTGAACCCGCTTCCAGTAGTTTCTGCCCGTTCTGCTTTTAGCGAGGGTGCAGCAGGTTCTGCCGCAGTGCTTGCCGATTACTCTACAGCCCTTGAGTTGTTTGACGATTCATATGGCGACGGAGCGGTTTCCATTCCAGAAACATCGCTTGAAACGGTTCAAAAAGCGCTTGTTGACCATGCAAATACAAACAACCGTCTTGCGATTCTTCACTCTTCTTCATCTGCCACTTCTGGTGATGCAATTGATGATGCAGCAGCAATCACCGCTTACGACAATGCCGAGCATGCCGCTTACTACTTCCCATGGGTTTATGTACCAACAGCCGTTTCCGGAGTATCAAGATTGATTCCACCAGACGGTTACGTTGCTGCAAAGCGCGCACTTGCACACAACCAGACTGGCCCTCATCAGCCAGCCGCTGGTCTTTTGTCTAAAGCCCGTTTTGTTTCTGGTGTAGCAAGTGATGTTGATGCAGCCGCAGGTGACACGCTTGACGAGGCTGGTGTTAATGCAATCCGCATCATTGCCAACTCAGTAAGAATCTACGGTGCACGTTCATGCTCTAGCGATAGTGCAAACTTCCGCTATTACACAGCACAAGATGTTCTTAATACAGTCGTCGTGCAGGCTTACTCGCAACTTGATGACCTTTTGTTCTCTGTTATTAATGGACGCAACACCGTTTACGGTGATGTCCAGTCTCGCTTAATCAGCCTCCTTGAGGGCCTTCGCCTTCTTGGTGCGCTATACGAAGCGTACGATGCCAACGGCAATAAGACCGACATTGGGTACACAGTGAAGTGCAATGCTTCAATTAACCCAATCACGCAAGTTGCTAACGGAATCATTAAAGCCGAAGTTGGCGTTCGCGTCTCAAGCATCGGTGACAGAATCAACGTAACAATCGTCAAATCAAACCTTACAACGTCGGTTGTCTAACACAGGAGCATTGCAATGGCAAAAGTAGCACAGAGGCAAGTACTCGCAACAATCGTTCCAGTTGACACTGCGGGCGTAAAATGGACCGGATTTAGATTCGCTCAAATCTCAGGTGGAGAAATCACCGCCTCGGTTGAGAAAATCTACACAGGCGGAGCCACATTCCCCACAGTCATCTGTGCGCCATACGAGATTGGTGACCTTACCCTTACCGCTCATTATGACGATGATGACGTACACAGCGATGCCGGTAGCGGAATTGCTGAAAAGTTGCAAAAACTCCGCACAAAAGTTGGAACTGCTTACTACAACGTGACCGTATCGGTTTATAACTGTGACTTGGCTTCAAATAAGCCAGACCGAATTTACTCAAACTGCCTCCTCGTAGGTCTTACTGAGCCAGATGGTGACTCTTCAGCCGGTGCTCCAGCAACCTTTGCACTTACTTTCTCAGTGCAAGACGTAGCAGGACCAACTGCTGCTGTTACAACAGCATAATTAAAACAATTATTGACGCGCTTAGTTGCGCATAGTTGAATATTGATGTGCTAGTTTTCTGGTTATGAGCGATTCACTTTATTCAGAAGAAACCCCAGAAACTACACCTAGCAAAAAGGCTGAAAAGCCTACGGCTAAACCTGTAGAACCAACACTTCTTGACCGTCTCCGTGAGACAATCAGCAAGAAGGTTGAACGCCAAGTTGTCTATCTTGAAGTACCAGAGCGTCCAAATGTAACGCTTAAAATTAGTCCAAACATTACTCAAAACGATATGAAGCGTTGGCGTAAAGCATGTGGAGAAGACTCCAAAAATGGTCTTGATGGTTCAAAGTTTGGTTGCTATGTAATTGGAAATACAACTGTCGGAATCTGTATTGATGGCGAAGAAGTCTTTGATGGCGAAGGCTATCCATTGGGCTTTGCATCAGAGGAAATCCTTGCAATGACCGATACGACTCGTGCGCTACCTGACTGTGTTCGTGAGTTTTTTGGCGTTGACCCACATATTGAATCAGCCGCTTTGGCAATTCTTGATGCGTCGGGTTACGGGGACACGGTTGATACGGTGGACCCTACGAAGGGGTCGTAGACGATTTACTCTCCGACCCATTATTAATCTCCGCAGCACGGCTGGGGGAACTTTTTGGAACAGACCCTTTACGTCTGCTTGACTGCTCAGATGTTGATTGGGTCGTACGCATGGCTTGTGCTAAAATCATAACTAGAGACCGCGAGGAGCAGCAGAAGCAGGCTGCGACGCAATAAATGTGGTTTTGCCTTAACACTTGCATAGCGGAGATGGCATGGCCGAAAGAGTTGTAATTAAAATTGAGGCCAATGCTGACAACCGTCAGATTGACCAAACTACGCGGAAGTTACAGAAACTTGCCGCGACTGACGCAATGTTTCAAAAAAAGTCATTGTCGTCTGCTTTAAAAACAAACAATGGCTACCAAGAACTTCTTGGCGATAGAACAAACTATTATAAAGAACACTTTGATGGACTTGACAAGATGGTCAAAGAATCCGGAAAAATGTTGAATAAAGGTCTTGGTCTTGCATCAAAGGCTGCTGCTGCAGAAATGGGTTTACTTTCGGCCTCCATGCTTGCGGTTCATGGTGCGTTTATTATAGGTAACGTAGCCATGAAAGCATACAGAGGTGGTCTACAACTGCTTAGTGGTGGTGCCATAGCCGCAGGAGCGGCCCTGGGTGCCGTTGCAGCAGCCATGGAAGAGCAGACGGCTGCAATGTATGCGTTTAGGTACGGAACAAGCGAACTAGGAAGCAATCTCCAAACTGCAACTGCATCAATGCGTTCTTTAACTCAAGATTCAGACCTTGCTGCTGTTGGTGTAAAAAACCTCCAAAAAGCATTTGATGCTGTTTCTAAGACTTCAAGATTTGACGCTGGAAGCCAGAAGATGCTTAAGAGTCTTATGGATTTTGCTTCTGCTGGACAACCCATTGAACAGGGAATCCAAAAAGCCGGAGAACTGATTGCAATTCTTCAAAAGAACAAAACCAGATGGTCCGAAGCAAGAACTGCGGCATTATCTTTATTTCCTGACAAGAGAGCAATGCAAAGCGCTTTAAGGCAACTACATATCACCACTAAAGAAGGTCTTAAAAAAGCAATCACAAGTGGTGAACTTGCAAAAGTCGCTGGAGTTCAAGGACAGTTTGACACTATAAGTGGAACCTTAATTAATACTCTTAAGGGATATTTCAACTCGGTAAAAAGTCAATTTACTGCACTTGGCGACCCGTTCTTAAAACCACTCAAAAAAGGCGCTCAAGAAATATTTTTAATCTTTCAAAGAGGATTTAGAACACTGTCTGGAGCAATGAGTGGATTCGGTGCCACAACACTTGCTGACAGTCTTGTATCTGCCGCAGACAAACTTGAAAGATTCATGACAAGAACAATTCTTTTGTATCTTCCAAGAACACAGGGCATGCTTTCAAAAATTGGTGACTGGTGGAGTAAATTTAAAGACGGGTTTAAAGCAATTGCCAACATGCTAAGACCATTGATTGATGGTGCAAAAGTAATTGAAAAAGCGTTTGGAAAAATGTTTAAACCAATTGCTGACCAAATTTCTGGTCAGTTTGGAAGTTTTAATACTTTTCTTCAAGAAAATAAACAAACCGTTTTAGATTTTGGTTCAAGAATAGGTGAACTAATTGCTTCTTTTATGAAAATGACAAGCGTTATAAGCAAACTATGGCAAGACCTCCTTCCTTTTATTAACAAAGTTATATCTGGTGCAACGATGTTGATTAACACGTTTACTAGCGTATTAAAACTTGTTGATTCAATTGCTTCAAAATTTGGTGGTAAAGGAATGGGGGCACTATTCACATTGCTGGCAGCAAGAAATGTTGGCAAAGCAATGTCGGGAACCAAGGGTGGATTTCTTGGTATGACGAAGATGACGCCAGGATTAGGTGGAGCAAGTCTTCCTGGAGTTGCAAATACTGGAGGACCAGGCGGCATATATGGCTCAAGCATGGCTGCACTCAATCAAGCAACTGGTGGACTTAGTAGTGCAGGTTCTTCCCTTAGTGGTTCTGCTAATGGATTAAGAAGCGCAGCAACAATGCTAATGCAGGCTGCAGGTGGACCAGCAGGAGGAGGCGGACCGACCGGACCAATGCAGGGACCACCTTCACCAAATAGAACTCCAGTAAAAAATAATTCAAACGTACCGACAACATACACGGGTCAGCGCTCAAGCCTTAGTCCAAGAGGACGTGCGTGGGGTAGTTACATGGGTTCCAAAAAAGGCTGGAGCATGGGCAAAGACGCCATTGGTGCGCGCATGTCAAACTGGGCCGCTACGCAGTTCAGCAAAATTACTCCAGACGAATACGCTGCAATGCAGGCACAAAAAAGAAGTTCTCCTGGCGCTATAGGAAGAACAATGTCTGGCATGAGAAATGCTAGAGAAAGATTTAGTGCAACAAAAGCAGGCAAGGCCCTTAATGGCCCCATGGCGGGCATGGGTGCAACTTTAGGTCTTGGATTACTATCTTCTAAAGTTGATAAATCTGCTCAGGGTTCTTTTGCTCTTGGTTCTGCTGTTTCAAGTGAAAGCCCGTTACTTGGAGCAGCAATTGCCGGTCTTGGTGGAGCAATGAATTCAAGAACAGCGGCCGGCGGAGCACTTCTTGGAGCAGGCGGTGGTGCAGCACTTGGTATGCAAGTTGCAGGACCAGCAGGAGCAGCAGTAGGCGCAGTACTTGGTGGAATTAGCGGAGCAATCATGGGCTGGCGCAACAAGTCAAAGATAGCCAAAAAGAAAGCCCGTGAAGCCGTTACTACTTCCATGAATGAAATGATTTATGGTGCAGTAAACGAAGCAGCACTCTCAATGAAACCTGGCACTAAAGGTGCTTCTGTAATAAGTAAGGCTTTTGACACAATTACTAATAAGTTTTCCGACCTTAATAGCTATATTGAATCTCTTAAAGCAGGAGGAATGGGAAGTAAAGACATTCTTAACAATGTCTACAACAACCAAGGCAAGTACGGTATTGACATAAGCAAGTCTCAACTTGGAGATATGAAAAATGCTGCAGATACATCATTGAGTGCTTTTGGACAACAAAACTCAGATAATGCTTTAGTCTCTGGACATCTAAATGCTGCTTACATGGAAAAACTTGCTGTTCTTAAAGAGGCCACCGGTAAGTCGGAACAAGAATTAGTTGACCTTGCAAGAAGCATGAACGTTAACCTTGTGGATTCAAGCATGGATGCGGCAGACGCCATCAAGGCTCTTGGTATGGCGACAATGCAGACATCTGACCAATGGCGTGCTCAGGCTTCCGATGACTACGCAAAAGCGTTTGGCATCTTTGACAAGCGTAAAGCGTTTGACGCCGCTTCTGCTTCGCTAGACAAAAGAGGTCGCGGACTTGCTGAGGCCAAAGCGGCCGGAGGCCTTGGAGAAAGCGACATTAGAGACTACCTCCAAGGTGCTGGTACCGACTTGATGGCTCTTTATGGTGGAGACGCTACAAAAGCATCAACCGCCTATACGTCCCTTTATGGAAACAAAGACAGTAAGTTCTATACCGATAAAAAGAGTTATGGATATGGTCTGTATGACCAATTCCATGCTGGTGGAGTTGGGAAAGACCAAACAGCAGTAGAAAAAATGCTTACTGAAAATAGTTCTACGCAAATCACAGACCAAATTACTAAGTTCTTGGCAGGTAAGGACATGAAAGTTGGGGATGCAACCGGTCTTAAATCTCAAATCCTTGCAATGACACCAGAACAAAGAATGGCATTGTCAACACAAGCATCGGGAGGCTTTGCTGGAGTTACAGACTTTAGTAATGGATTTACTGGATTGACCGGACTAACAACTTCTGCACTTGGTGCTAATGGCAAGGGCCAAATTGATATGACTGGCATTGATAAAGAACTAGCAGCAAAGTACCAAACCTTTATTACTGACGTAGGCGCAATGTTTCAGAGCAACCTTGCCGAAACGCCTGAATGGTTTAAAGCAGACGCCATGAGAAACCTGTTTAAAGAAGCAGGAATTATTAAAGACACAATGACGCCTCGTGGTTCTCAAATTGGAGATACGACAACAAGTAGGCTTAGCCAGACTATGGCTCGTCATTCTTCACTTAACGGCCAATTGACAGGCAAGCGGACAATGACGTCTGCTTATAGAACTACTGGTCTTGGTTCTATTAATTCGGACCATGTCACAGGACGCGCATATGACCTAACTGGACAAAATCTTGGGCAATACGGAACCCTCGTAAATAACACTGGTGGCTTTGCTGAGTTCCATGGTATTGGTGGAGAACGTCATCTTCATGTAGTTCCAGGACCTGGAGCAATGGGTGATACTGCCAGTCCAAACACAAGCGTCGGAGTGATGCGTTCTTCTGGTGGTGGCTCAACAAATTATTACCAGTTCACAATCTCTGGTGGAAATACTGATGCTGAAACAATAGCAAATAGAGTGATGCAAAAAATTAATTCTATTCAACGTTCAAAGAATGAAAGGTCATAACAATGGCTGACATAATTAGAACGATTCCAGAATCAGCATGGTCTAAGTATTCAATTCCTATTGACGTTTGGAATGAATCTGGAAACAGGATATATCCATCATGGACCCTTGTGCGAGACACAAATAGGCATTACATAAATAACACATCTATTGATGAAATGTTCATGTCTACGGATGAATATGTATATATAAAATCTGGAAATACTTATTTACAAAGAAACCTTTTTATTTCAATTATATTTACGGGTACAGGTCCCACAACAAGTTCATGGACAACTGATAACAAGCGTTATTTTATGGAGACAAGTAATGGAAAAGATTCCAGAGCATGGCTGTATTGGGTTCAGTGGGACCCCAAGGCCCCTCAAGGTACAGGACCTGCCGGAGACTTAAAAACTATTGCATTTAGTCTTGATGGTTCTATTGCCCAAATTAAAGCACAGCAAAAAGAAATAGCATCTATTGACTATACCAATCTCGGTGCTTTTTATAAAAAATATCCAGCAGCAGCGGGTCGTTCTGGAGGAGCGCCATCACCAGCAGCAACAATGCCGGGAACTAATGCCCCATCTCCACAAGCAGGTGCTGCAGGCTCTGAATCAAGCAAAACTGGTGGAAGAAGCAACGCCCCTAGTAGCCCTAATAATACGACAACACCAAGCCCTATTCAGCCAGGAACGCTTCAAAAAATTACAAGAGTTGAAACAACCAACAATCTTGGAGTAGCAGCAAAAGACTTTGCAGTTACTCCTGATACTCCATACATCCTTCAGACTTACGTTTTAGCAGACCAAGTAAATCCTAATAACTATTCACAAATTAGAAAAATTTTTACTATTGATATAGTTCCTAATTCTTTTGAATTTTCACAACTCGCTTCTACGTGGAATGAAATAGATAGACCTGGAAATTTTGCGCTTACCGATTGGGGTAAATACAATTTATTAAAAGTTTCATTTAAATTTGTTATTTCTGCAACAATAAAAGAAGGCCCTTTAGACGGAATGAAAAATTCAATTGAAACCCAATTGGATTTAATTAGAAAAATAGCCCAAACACCACACCCAATAAGACTTGTCAACTGCACGCCATATCTCAGCAAGTCATGGAAATTTCCATTTACAAAAACTGGTGAAGAGATTCAATTTGTAATTTCAGACCTATCCGTAAATACGACTAGATTTACTCCAGGTGGCATACATGAAGCATCTGTTGCCGAAGTTACTTTAAACCTTACAGAGTACTCAGACCCAAACATGGGGACACTTGCCGTACTCCCTCCGCTCAAAAAGGCTTCTACTACACCTCTGAAACCTCCAGGCACACCAGCAACTAACCAGTACACAAGAACTACTGATTTTTTAACAGGAAGCCTTCTACCAACAGTGGGTACTGACTCAACAACTCTGCCATGATTGAAAAAGACACAATTCGCATAGCCTCACTTTCAACTAGGCAAATAGAAGATATTAATAAAAACATCTTGACACTAGATGTTAATTTTTCTATGAATGAAGCAAGTCAAATATCTTTTGAAGTTCTTGACCCTGGTATGAGAATGGGAAAAGCAAACTTTTTTGTAGTTGGCAGAGATGTTTTGTATAAATCAAAATCTGTATCTCCCGAAAACGCTCCAGGCGGTGAAGGCTCGTTTCTGTACGTAACTCTTCTATACGAAATAGCCAGTGTTGAATGTAGTCAAAAAGACAGCAACTCTGCTGTATGGACTATTGAAGCACGCCCAAAAGGCATACAGCAAATGAAGAGAGATAGAAAAGCATCTCAAATTCAAGGGGCTAATCAAGACTTTATAACGAACGCTGCAAAAAAATATAAAATGAAAGCAGTAGTAGAAAACACTACAAAAAGTAAGAGCATTTCAACTTCCAATGGTAACAAACAAGCGGAAAATTTGTGGAATGTCATGCAGGGTCTTGCAAGTGCAGCAAATTATGCGCTCTTTGAATCCGATGGAGTTATTTATTTTGGGTCTCAAAGATGGTTTCTTGGCAAATGGGGGACCAATAAAGTGGGTGGAAAAGTAAAACTTGATAAAAACTCAAAACCCATCATAAACAAGCAAACCAAAAAAGTTGAAAAAACACCATTTGTTCGCTACATCCCATTTAACTATCCAAACCATAAGAACGAAAAACATTTTTTCTTAATGCAAATGCCAACCGTAAGAAGGTCAGACAACGACCCATTTGAGGTTCAGGGTTCAATGGTTGTTGATAGAAAAAACGGTATGCGTCTTCGTCCTGGGATGACAATCAAAATTGCTGGTATCCCGACCATGAGTGGGCTTTATGTAATAACAGACGTTACTTTTAAAGAAGTATCAACAGAGCCTGTAAGCGTTACGTTCAGAACACCAGAACTTCTTCCTAGAGAAAAAATTCAAGACCTAGAAATTGGGCCTGTTGTTAGTGCCATTTATGACACCATAGAAGCCGGAGCAGACAAATCACTACAGGCTCGCCCATCACAAAAAGGGGCAGAGATTCCAATTCCTGCCAAAGTCAAGCCGGTTGCTTCTGCATCAACTCCTTTAACATATCCAAAAATCCCAGATGCGGTTGCTGGAGAAAACGTTGTAGCCGTAGGGAACATAGACTTGTGGAATAGGCCTGTTGCAGCCCTGGATGGAGAAGGAGGAACTTCTGCTACTTATATTTGGCACGATGTTGCAAATTCTATTTATGTGATAATTGAAAGAGTCTGGTGTTTAGATGGTGTTGGTATTCTTTATACCGAAAGCGACGCATTGGACAAGTATCTTTTAGACGGACTGCACTGTGGTAAATTTACCAACTTTGAGACGGCGCAATTTCAAAAAAAACAACTTCATGAGGTTGCTGTAGCAATTTTAAAAAAACGATTTCCTAAATCATGGAAAAAAATAGCAAATGGCAAAGCCCCAGCAGGGTATAGGTGTTAAATCATGGCTGATTACATCAATAGACAAAAAGGTTCGTCACACCCCCGAGAACCAGGTGGAACATACTTAGGAGTTGTAAGAAATACCGTAGAGAACAACAAGGTCATTGTCTACATTCCTGCATTAGGCGCAACGTTTGGTCCAATGTATGTTGCTTCATGGAAACAACTAACCGTAGGGCAACAGGTTATTTGTACGTTCTTGGACCACAGTTTGTCCGAAGTGTACGCAATAGGCCCTGTTGGAGTTTTGGGAAGTTCTCAAGTAACAGTTTCTGATACTGCGCCACCTTCTCCAATACAAGGCGACCTTTGGTTTGAGTCTGACACGGGTAAAACTTTTATCTATTACAATTCATCATGGACTGAAGTTGGACCATCCATACCTGGCCCAACGGGCGCTACGGGAGCAACTGGACCTTCTGGTCCTGCAGGAGGACCAACAGGCCCATCGGGAGTCTCTGGTATTAGCGGAGTTTCTGGAACCAGTGGAGTCTCTGGAGTCTCTGGTGTGATTGGCGCAACTGGACCACAAGGAGCCAGTGGCGTCTCTGGTGTAAGTGGTGTCATGGGTGCTACTGGACCAAGCGGACCCCAAGGTGTCTCCGGTGTTTCTGGAGTTTCTGGAGTTTCAGGAGTTTCGGGAGTTTCTGGAATTTCTGGAGTTATTGGCGCTACAGGTCCAAGCGGTCCTACTGGGTTAACAGGTGCTACTGGTCCTGCCGGTGGACCGACTGGCGCTACTGGACCGACCGGTCCAATTGGTATAACAAGTTCCGCAACGGCTCCAGTATCTCCAACTGCTGGTCAAGTTTGGTTTAACACGTCTACTGGTGCCGCATACATCTATTACAACTCAGCATGGGTTGAACTAGGTGGTGGCACAATGTCGCCATACCAAGCAACATCGTCTACTCGTCCGTCTTCTCCGTGGACTGGTCAACATGTTTATGAGACAGATACAAGTCTTGAACATGTTTATAATGGTTCAGCATGGGTATGTTTAACTCCACAAAGTGCGGTAGTAAACACCCTTGAATCAACAGCATCTATTTCATATACAAACTTGACAACTAGCGGGCCTTCAGTAACGGTTGCTACTGGTTCTAAAGCGTTAGTTACTATCACCGCAACAATAGATAGCAATAGCACGGCAGGCGGTATTCAAGTTTATGCTGGTTTTGCCGTATCTGGAGCAACAACAGTTGTGGCAAATGATGACCAAGCCTTAGACCATAGATTAGGCGGAAGTCTTGTTACTTTGTCTGCAACTTTTTTAGTTACAGGGCTAAATGTTGGAAGTAATGTTTTTACTATGAAATATAAATCTGGAGATTCGGGCGTAACTGCTAGATATGAACGCCGTAATATAACCGTAGTCGGAATTCCGTAATGCCAGCGATTACTTTAAAACTCAGTAAATGCTACAAAGGGTAGCGATGTGGGATAATTAACAAATGGACAGCATTGCATTTCCGGTATCTTTTGACGAAACAGGGTTCAAGAAGGTATACGAAAACACCTATGAATATTTTCAACAAATGTTGACAGTTACCCTTCTTACCGAACCAGGGGTGCAACCGATAACTCCCGATTTTGGAGTTGCTGACCCTTCATTTACAGGTATTGACACAGGGCTGTTTATCTTAAACGCTGCTAAGTTCATACCCGAAGTACAAATAAGGTCGTTAGAGAAATCAATAAACCCCATCACGCATGCAACAACCGTTGCGTTCAAGTTTGAAATTGTAGAGTAAAAATGCCAATAGATTTTTCTGGATATGTAAATTTAACATCTTTTGACCAAGAGCCAGCAGATATTTATTTGGCTGCCCTTGACTATGCACGCCTTTCTATCCCAGAGTTGACTATTCGTCAAGGAACACCTGAAGATGCAATACTTCAAGCAACTTCATATATTTCATCATTAAGCCTTGCAGCAATTAACAGACTGCCAGACAGAGTAATGCTTGGTTTGCTTAATATTCTTGGTGCTCCAAGAAACGAAGGAACCTATCCAATTATTGAACTTGAGTTTACGTCTATCACTTATGACGGAGCATCCATCCCCGCAGGACTTTTGATTCGTTACGATATGAATGGTCTTGATAATGCTCAGTCAATGTATTTTCAAGTTGTTGACTCTGCCGTTATTGACGCAATAGACGGAACTGGTAGTCCTGCTTTGCCGACTGCAGTAGTTCAAGCAAGATGCACGGAATTGATTGCATTGCCTCAAATCACTACCGGCGTTCCAATGAGTATTGAATCTACATCGTCCGACCTTTATCAACCAACCCTTTATTCAATTGTTGAGTATGGTGAAGTTCAGGAAACCGATTATGAGTATCTTTCAAGGTCGGCTTCTTATCTTGGTTCTCTTTCTTCAGCCTTCGGAAAATCTACACAAATTGATGCTTATGTTTTGTCAAACTTTCTTTCAGTTAACAGAGTTAAAACTTATGACCTAACTGACCATCAAGATGATTTGACTTTTGGTGCGGCTGACGTTCCCGGCCATCTAACCATTTTTGTTTATGGTCAAGGCGCTGCAACATCACCAGAACTAAAGTATGAAATTTTAGTTGGTGTAGCAGATAGGGCAGTTGCCGGATTGACTATTGGTGTTCTTGATGCTGAAATAACTAGTATCCAAGTTGATGTTGAGATTATTTATAATGCCTCATATGACCCAACAATCTTAGAAGAAAATATTAAGTCAATTATTTCTGCAATGACTTCTCCCGCAACGGTGCCATTTGATACAAAGTTAAGAAAGTCTTATCTTTATTCTGTAATAAAAAACATTCCTGGTGTTGTAGCAACTGAAAGTGTTGCTTTAACTGCGCTTGATGGTAATTCTTCCGTCAATATTGATGGGGACCTAGAGTACGCACAAAAGGGAGTACTTCCAGTCACGTATACCGATAATATAAACGTAATACTGACAGTTGTTAACTAATGCCAACAATACTTCAAAGATTCAATGATTATCAAGCGTTAAATATTGATAACGAACTTGGTCAAGGTTATTCTGTTTCTGAATATGTAAACCCTTGGGTAGTTACAAATGGTTCAGCAACGCTAACTCCAGTAATTACTAACGAAAACTTTTTTATAAGCAATAGATATGTAATGGTCATATCACCATTAACTACAGACGATATAAAAATAACCCTTACTGGTACTGCATTAAATAGTTGTTTTAATATTCAACAAGACCAAGGTTCAGATTTTGTTTTTACCGGAGTTGTAAAGTGTGCAGTAAGTGGGTATTCAACTTCTACTGCATTTAAACATGATGCTAACAATGTTGCTGAGAATACATTTGACTGGACTACCCCATATGCACCTGTAGTTAAAGAACACCAAGGCCAAACCTGGTCAATAATAAGGTCAAATCCACTCACTTATCCACGTCCATTTACTGGCTCCATATATCCCAAAATTGAAATAACAATAAGTGGAGCAGGATTAAATAATATATATTTTACAATGCCAAACCTTGTGTGGGATAACGGTTGGTTCACTAATACTGCACTTAGGTCAGTAGTAAGAAATATGCCAGATTTCTATTGGGAGTATGACAAAAAACAAACTGAGCCACAATTTCCATTTTTTAGATTTGTAGATGTTTTAACTTATGGGATTCACGATGCAATGCAGATGTATGCAGACTGGTATGAATTTGATACATCCGAACTGCCATATGATGGAACAAAAACATCTCCTTGGGCAATTAGCACATTAACCAACCCAGACAATTTCCTTGAAAAATATCACAGATGGACATTTCAGGCAGTTGGTTATTCGTATCAAAGAAATTTATATGATGGAACTACTGGTGAACCATTAATAACAGACACTGACGCTTACCGAAAATGGCAACTTGAGACATCACTGCTTGGGCGTGCTTCTGGAACAAAAACAGCGTTGCGTGATGCTATTCAGTTTGTTCTCACTGGACAAAAACTTGTTTCTATAACTCCAAACTATCTTAATGACATTTGGAAAATAAGAGTTATTACGCGAACTTCAGAAACCCCAGATGTTGCAGTTGCTGGAGATACAAGCCCAAATGTTTTACTTGCTGCCGAACAGGCAAGACCTGCAGGATATAAAATTTATCACGAAGCAGTAAATGCAATTACGTTAACGCTGGACAATGTTGAATTTGGCCGTCTTGACTATGCAGAAATTTAAAGCGTTTATACTGTTGTATACATTGGAGAGAAAATGATTGCAGGAACATATAATATATTTTGCGAGCAAGGCACAACATTTTCGCGCACCCTTGAATTGAAATATCCAGATGAAGTAGACCCAACTATTTATCATACGTATGACCTTTCTGGTTTTACGGCAAGAATGCAGGTTAGAAGAACCATTGAGTCAACATCTGTAATAATTACGCTAACTACAGAAAATGGGGGAATATATATTCAAGGACTTGATGGTCGTATATCTATCTTGATGTCGCCAGAACAAACAGCAGCACTTGCAAGCAGTGGGGTTTACGACCTTGAAATCATAAGCGATGATGACGTTGTGTCAAGAGTTATACAAGGCGCATTTACGTTATCAAAAGAGGTTACGCGATGAGTAATTTTTCTATTCCAAACAATGTAAACATTCATGAAGATACGCCTAATCAAGTATTAATAAACCAAGATTCTCCCAACCAGGTACTTGTAGTAAGTGGTGGAATAGGTGGAGGAAATGCTATTCGTACCCGTAGGTACGTACATATTCAGGAAAGCGCATCAGCAAATTGGGTAATAATCCACACGCTTGGCGGACACCCATCTGTCACCATTGTTGATTCTGCAGACACCGCAGTCTTTGGTGATGTAAAATATGACAGTACGACACAACTGACGGTTTCCTTCACTGTGCCGTTCTCAGGACTGGCATATCTAACCTAAGGAAAAACCTAATGGCAACTAAATTTCTTACAAATATTGACCTAAATCAGAATCAACTCTTAAATGCCACTTTTGAAGTGCTGGGTACAGCCCCAAGTACTGGCCTTTTTGAAGGTCGGATGTACTACAACAGTGCTACTGACAGCATTGAGGTTTATAGTGGCTCGGCGTGGCGCAAGTTTGTCAACAGCGTCACGAGTGGCGGTTCTTACACTGACGCAATCACCATCGGTGAGTCAAATGGAACAGTAACACTTACCCTCAACCTTGCAGACACTGACTCTGCCGGTTTACTCTCCTCAGGTTTTTGGAATGCACTTAATGACGCAACTGATGCTGCAACAGCCTCTAAGTTGGTCAAGCGTGATGGCAATGGAAACATTAAAGTCGCAACCCCAACTGACGCAGCCCATGCTGCCACCAAGGGTTATGTAGACGCAGCCCGTCAAGGTCTTGATGTTAAGCAGTCTGTTCGTGCCGCCACCACAGCCGCTGTAAACATTGCTAATGAACTTGAAGAAGGCGATACCCTTGACACGTCAGTTACCCTTGTTGCTGGTGACCGTGTTCTTGTAAAGAACCAAGGTACAGCATCACAGAACGGTATCTACGTTGTTCAGGAATCAGGAGCAGCAGTTCGTGCAGCCGATGCAAATGGAACCGCAGACACCGGAACAGTATCGGGTGGAACATTTACTTTCGTTGAAGAAGGAACAGTAAACGCCGACTCAGGCTTCGTTGTTTCAAGCAACGGACTAATTGCCGTAGGTACAGATGCCATGAACTGGGTTCAGTTCTCTGGTGCTGGTGCGGTAATCGCTGGTGACGGTCTTACTAAAGACGGCACCACTGTTAATGCTGTTGGAACTTCTGGACGTATCTCGGTTACTGCAAACGCCATTGACATTGACTCAACATATGTTGGTCAAGCAACCATTACAACCCTTGGAACAATCACTACCGGCGTTTGGAACGGTACAGATATTGCTGTTGCTGATGGTGGTACTGGTGCCTCAACTGCTGCAAGTGCTCGTACAAACCTTGGTTTTACCGAAACATCTGGTCAAACAACCTCAACCGCAGTTCTTGCAAGAGTTGTTCATCAAGCATGTGCTGCATCTTCCGTTGGTGTTTCAACCACAACAGTTACGCATAACTTCAACACCAAGAACGTAACTGTTCAGGTCTATCAAGTTTCAACTGGCGAAACAGTCAATTGCGATATAGTTCGCTCAAGCACTGACGCGGTTGTTGTTACTATGAACGGCTCAATTGGTGCCGACGATTATCACATCGTCGTAACTGGATAGGAAAAGATGAAAATCACAGCAGAACAAAAAGCAATGGCAGCATCGTACGCAAGAAGCGTCCTTGGTGCAGCAGTCGCAACATATGTTGCAACAAACGACTTGAAACTTACTGCTAATGCTCTCTGGGCAGCGGCACTTCCTGTTATCCTTCGTTACTTGAATCCAAAAGACACTGCCTTCGGCAAAAAGGCTTAACGTCTTGCCCTGAGGGGCAACAACATAGGAAGCGATTGAGGTCGTGACACAGAAATTTATTACCCCCATCGCTATTAGGCAGTTGTCATCTGCTGGCTCTGATGGGTTAACGATTTATGTTGACGGTGACACCTATGCAAGAATCCAGGTTCAAGGTGGCGGACGCCTGGTTTGGGGCGACGGAACAAACGTTGGAGACGTAAACCTCTATCGCGATGAGGCAAATGTTCTCAAAACAGACGACACTCTCAAGGTTCCCGTACTTTACATTGATGGTATTGAAGTAGATACCTCTGGTGCAGCAAGCAATCAAGTACTTAAATTTGACGGAACCAAATTTGCTCCAGGAACTGCATCAACCGTTGCTGCTCTTGATGACTTAACCGACGTAACAATCACAAACATTGCCACTAATCAAGTTCTTCAATGGAATGGCAATGCATGGGTGAACGCTAGCGCCGCAGGTGGGGCAACAATCTCCGATACCGCACCAAGCAACCCTGTTGCTGGCCAGATTTGGTTTGAGTCCGACACTAGTAAAACTTTTGTCTACTACAATTCTGAATGGGTTGAAATTGGGGGACAGGCCGGACCTTCCGGACCCTCCGGACCTTCCGGACCTTCCGGACCCGTTGGCCCCACAGGTGCTACAGGTAGTACCGGTGTATCGGGTACTTCTGTTGTTAATATAGACGGGGGCTTCCCATCCACTAATTACGGTGGTATTACTTCGCTTGATTCAGGAGGTGTTTGATGGCTATTCAGATTCAACTTAGACGCGGCACCGCAGCAGAGTGGACTGGCTCAGACCCAAAACTTGCTGTAGGAGAACTTGGATTAGAAACTGATACAGGTAAGTTTAAAGTAGGTGACGGTGACAAAGTTTGGAGCCTTCTTCCTTATAGTTCTGGTCCCATTGGTGCCACAGGCCCACAGGGCGTATCTGGAGTCTCTGGAGTCTCTGGAGTCTCGGGAGTGTCTGGAGTCTCGGGTCCTAGCGGAGTATCTGGAGTTGTTGGCGCAACTGGCCCATCTGGAGTTTCTGGTGTAAGCGGCGTATCGGGAGTAAGTGGTCCTTCTGGAGTTTCGGGCGTTATCGGCGCAACTGGTCCTTCTGGCGTTTCTGGTGTTTCTGGAGTCATCGGCGCAACTGGCCCAACTGGACCACAGGGTGTCTCTGGGGTCAGTGGCATCTCTGGAGTTTCTGGAGTTTCCGGTGTCAGCGGCGTTATAGGTGCGACTGGACCACAGGGAGCAAGTGGCGTCTCGGGTGTCTCGGGTGTCTCGGGTGTCTCGGGTGTCTCGGGTGTCTCTGGAGTTTCGGGCGTAAGTGGTGTCGTTGGTGCGACTGGACTTACCGGCTCATTTGGCGGCGCAACATTCTCTTATAATTATCTAACCAATACGTCAGATACAGACCCTGGTGCAACAAACTTAAAATTTGATTCAACATTTTCTAGTGCAACATTTTTGTACATAGACCCAATTGATTTTACATCTAACGACGTATCTGCGTACTTGGACACAATTGATGATTCAACATCTGCAATTAAAGGTCACTTTAGAGTAGAAGCAGTAGGAGAATCGTCGCAGTTTGTTTACTACGCAATTACTGGTTCTCACACTTTTGCATCTACCTACTACAAGGTTCCAATTTCTTTTCTTACCGGCTCTTCGCCTTCGTGGACAAACGGTACCGATGTAACTATTACATTTGTTCGCACTGGTGACAAGGGCGACACTGGTGCAACTGGACCTAGCGGTGTTTCGGGGGTCTCGGGAGTAAGTGGTGTCAGTGGAGTATCTGGACCATCAGGTGTTTCTGGGGTTATTGGAGCCACAGGCCCACAAGGAGTTTCTGGTGTAAGCGGTGTATCGGGCGTAAGTGGTGTTTCCGGCGTAAGCGGTGTTATTGGTGCAACAGGACCATCTGGAGTTTCTGGTGTAAGCGGCGTTTCTGGAGTCATTGGAGACACGGGTCCATCGGGGGTATCGGGTGTAATCGGTGCTACAGGACCGTCTGGTGCTTCAGGCGTAAGTGGTGTTTCTGGTGTTTCTGGAGTAAGCGGTGCCACAGGTATTGGTTTTACTTTCCGTGGAGCGTACGACAACGGAGCACAGTACTACTCAAACCATGTAGTTACATATGGTGGTTCGTCTTGGATTTGCATTCAAACAATTGATGGAGTAGCGCCTTCTGAAAGTGTTTGGTGGACGGTATTTGCCGAACATGGTGCAAGCGGAGTTTCGGGTGTTAGCGGTGTTAGCGGTGTTGTTGGAGCCACTGGCCCTTCTGGTGTTTCAGGCGTAAGCGGCGTCAGTGGAATAAGTGGAACTACTGGTGATACGGGAGCAACAGGACCATCTGGTTTACAAGGTGTTTCTGGAGTAAGCGGTGTTTCAGGAACTACTGGGGCTACAGGCCCAACTGGTCCGCAGGGTGTTTCGGGCGTTTCAGGCGTTTCGGGTGTAATCGGTGCCACAGGACCTCAGGGCGTCAGCGGCGTATCTGGCGTTTCAGGAGTTTCGGGTCCTAGTGGTGTGTCGGGAGTTGTTGGCGCAACAGGTCCTTCGGGAGTATCGGGAGTGTCGGGAGTCATTGGAGACACGGGTCCGACTGGCTCACAAGGCGTGTCTGGGGTATCTGGCGTCTCTGGAGTATCAGGCGTCAGTGGAGTTTCTGGAGTATCAGGCGTCAGTGGTGTCGTTGGTGCGACTGGACCACAGGGAGTAAGTGGTGTCAGTGGCGTCTCGGGCGTTTCAGGAGTCAGTGGTGTTTCTGGCGTAAGTGGTGTTAGTGGTGTGAGTGGACCTTCTGGTGTATCCGGAGTTAGTGGTGTTAGTGGAGTAAGCGGTGTTCCTGGAGCACAAAACGCTCACGCAACAGTAAAAACCGTTGTGGACACAATGGGCGCAAGCACTTATTTTGCTGGAACCGCAGACGCAAGCGAAGGCTACGGTGTCGGTGCATATATTGAAGCAAATGCCAACGGTGCTATTTCTGTAGCAGGCGGAGCAACGATTATTGTAGGAAACCGTGTTCTTTTCTCGGGACGAACAAACCCTATTGAAAACGGTATTTATACCGTAACAAGTCTTGGTTCTGCTGGTTCTAAATATAAGTTCACTCGTGCAACGGACTTTGACAACAGCATTGCTGGCGAAGTTGAAGCAGGTGACTTTACCCTTGTTGAAGCAGGCGACCATGCTGGTAGAACCTATATTCAAACTGTAGTTGGTACCGCTACTAATAATGCTATTAAAATTGGCACCGACAATATTCAATGGGTTGAGACTGGTGGTATTGGACCTGTAGGCCCAACAGGTCCAACTGGACCACAAGGCGTAAGTGGTGTTAGTGGAATTTCAGGTGTTTCTGGAGTTAGTGGCGTGTCTGGTGTTTCTGGGGTATCTGGCGTTTCAGGAGTTTCGGGTCCTAGTGGTGTTATAGGAGCAACTGGACCTCAGGGGGTAAGTGGAGTTTCCGGTGTCTCAGGAGTATCCGGAGTCTCAGGTCCTTCTGGAGTGTCAGGCGTAATCGGTGCCACAGGTCCTCAAGGTGTTAGTGGCGTCAGCGGAGTCTCGGGTGTTAGTGGCGTTAGTGGTCCATCAGGCGTAATCGGTGCAACTGGACCGTCTGGAGTTTCTGGTGTCTCAGGAGTTTCGGGAGTTATCGGCGCAACTGGTCCTCAAGGAGTATCTGGGGTATCTGGAGTTTCGGGTGTCAGTGGAACACCTTCAACAGTTTCTGGCCCCCAAGGCGTAAGTGGTGTTAGTGGTGTTAGTGGTGTTTCTGGAGTGTCTGGGGTTTCAGGCGTCTCAGGAACAACTGGTGCGACTGGTCCCACTGGACCGACTGGCGTAACAGGCGCAACTGGAGTGTCAGGACCAACGGGTCCAGGTGCTCCACTAACAAGTTCTGCAACTGCACCAGTTTCCCCATCTGCTGGCAACCTTTGGTTTAACACTTCTACTGGTGCTTCTTACATCTATTACAACTCAGCATGGGTTGAACTAGGTGGCGGAACAATGTCGCCGTACCAAGCAACTTCTACTACTCGTCCCTCTTCCCCGTGGACTGGTCAACATGTCTATGAGACAGATACCAAAAACGAACTAACCTACGATGGTTCTGCATGGTCTAAACCCTGGAATGCACCTTGGGGTTTTATTGATGGTGTTGGTGCAACCGCAACAACAGCAATTGTTGCCACCACACCACTTGCTGTTCTTAGTAAATCAATAACAATCACAACAGGACGAAAATACCGTATTAGTGGCTCTCTCGGTTTTCAACCATCAGCAAATAGTGGTGCCAACGCATTGTATTTTACCAGTACCAGTGGAAGTAATAAAACTTTGTGGTATCAAGGAGAAACAATTTTGGCAAACTATCCCCAGTACATCACGGGTACATACATTACCGATGCGTCCTCGCTGGGTGTTACTTCGGGGAGCGCATCAAAAACTTTTACCCTTTATATGCGATGCGGTGGAAACGGTGCACTAAACACAAACCCCGATGCTATTGTTGGGGCATCGTCTGCTGAACAATTGTTTTGGATTGAAGACATAGGTCCTGCGTAATGCCAGCGATTACTTTTCCTGCTTCTCCATACACAAACCAAATTTATACTGTTGGTTCTAAGAGTTGGCAATGGGACGGCTCTGTTTGGAATGCCTATTACAACGAAGGCGTTGACTCTGTTTACGGAACAGGCGCTGATGGCGATGCGACCCTTGATGGCACGACTACTGTTTTAGGGATGATTCCTTCAGGAAGTGTCTACTCCATGACAACTGACCTCTACTTCAATGATTTAACATTGGGCAACAGCGTTCGTCTTGCGCCTAACGGATATAGAATCTTTGTTAAGGGCACCTTACGTTTTGGTACAAGTTCCATTGTTGGCTTTACGACTGGCTATGCAACTAGTGGTTCTATCTATCAAGGTGGAGCAGCCACGACTTCAGTAACACACAGTCTTGGTGGTAACGCAACTGCAACCTATACAGCAACTGCACCAATTGCTGCATTGGGCGGCTCTAACTATTTCAAACAACCCCTACAAGCAATTACTGGATACTCCATAACAGCATCAGGAGGCCCTACATGGCTTCGTGGAGGCGCTGGTAGTACTGCGCAAGCAGGTGGAGGAATTGTAATCCTTGCTGCTCGCTATATCAGTGGTCCTGCATCTGGAACTGGCTACATCAAAGCACCAGCAACTTCTCCCGCTGGTGGCGGAGTCATAATTATAGTTTCTTCTGCTGACGCACTTCCTGCTACTATTTCAACAGACGTAACTGGTGCAAACGCAGGAACCGTAAACTACATTCAGCAGGTTTAAACATGGCTATTTCAAGAATTGAAACAAGCGTTACAAGGGCAGCAAACGACTCTGTTTATGGCACGGGTGCTGATGGAAATGTAATTGTATCTTCAAATACAAGCATTACTAGCGATATGTATTACAACAACTTAACTATTAACTCTGGTGTCTTATTAAACACAAATGGTTTTAGAGTTTTTGTACGCAACACACTTTCAAATGAAGGATACATAGGTATTGGCTCCTTATCTGGTGGCGTTGTCGGCGAAGCAGCATCAACAATTTCAGACGGAACAGTTAAGGGTCATTCACAGTCCGCAATTACATATCGTGCTGGTGGTCAAGGTGGAGGCGGAACAAACCCTGCAATAACTGCGCTTCCAACATTTCTATATAAAAATATAAATGCCATGTCTGGCGGAATATTTATGGATACGAGCGGAATGATTCCAATCGGCGGTGGCTCTCTAGGAACTACTGGGTCTGCTGGCGCAAGTGGAGCCACGGGCGTAGGAGCAACTGGTGCAACTGGAGCAACAGGTCTAGCAGGTGCGACGGGTCTAGTAGGTGCAACAGGTTTAGTAGGTTCTGCGGGCTCAGCAGGCGCTGCAGGTTCTACTGGGGCTGATGGTTCTGCTGGTACTTACCCACCAAACGCAAATACAGTTGGTGCTGCTGGAGGAAAGGGAAACCCTGGGGCTTCGGGCGCTTCAGGTGCTTCAGGTGCA